ATGTCACGGCGGCTCAGGGTCTGGACCGAGCAGACTTGGACTGGCTGGCTGTAATCGGTCAGCTCATGGTTGGATTGGATAACCCCGACCTCCAAAATCCCGTTACGGGCAAACCGCTCGACGGTCTGGTCAATCAGCTCGATGGCGGGGACGCAGAACAAAACCCGCTTGCCCTTCTCACGGGCCATGCGAACCAGAGCTGCGGCAATGACGGTCTTCCCCGATCCGGTCGGTGCTTGGATCACAGGCCGCTTATGACCTGCCGCCAGGGAAAGCCTTAGCTTGGCAATTGCATCGTTTTGGTAATCTCTCAGTTCCACTGTTGCGTTCCTATGGTTAAGCTCAAGCTCCTACTTAAAGTTACTTTACCCTACTACTAGGTTAATTTACCCCTTGGTGGCTAAAACCTAGAAGTAACCAGCCTAGAAGTAACAAGCCTAGAAGTAACCTTCTTCTCTTCTCTCTTCTTATCTAGAAAGTTACGCTAACGTAACCGTTACGTTACGGTATCTATATCATCTTCATGTTTTACTTTAAGAAGCTTAGCTTTCTTATTGTCTCTAAAGCGCTTTTGGCGTTTTGCGTTGTTTAGGCTCACTCCGATCCTTCCGGCCCAATCATCGGGGACCAAGAGGGAGTTTTCGACCACCAACAGACCCTCTTTGACAAGGGCAATGACGGCCTTCTCGGCTTGCTCTGGCGGCATCCGAAGGGCAAAAGATATGTCGTTTATGTCCGGCAAATAGCCATCATACTTGGCTGTAAGGCAAAGCAAGTTCACCCAAACCTTGAAGTATTCTGGGCTAAGCTTTTGAATTTGCGGGTCATCTACGGCATCTTCATAGAACTTAAACCATCGCCCCATGAGCCTCAATCCCTATAGACACTGAGGGCAATGAAAACCATTTTGGGGATGCGGACCTCACCAGCCAAATAGCGGTACATGGTCCTGATAGATACGCCTAAGTATTTAGCAGCAACCTCATTGGTAATATCTAATTCAATTAGGGTATAACGCAGTGTATCAGCATTATTCTTTTTCATTCCTATCTCCTTCATATTCAAATTAACATGCAGATTTGTCAATGTCAAATGGTCATGCACAATAAATTATATGCTCAATAAAATCAACAACTTATTTTAATGCTGATTTAATCTTGTCTTCATTTTCAGCCAACCATTTAAGGGTCTTCAATACAGCATATAATTCTTCCAAATGCCGCTGTTTATGATTTAACAAAATCGGATCGGCCCGCTTTTTAACAACATTGTCCTTAAAAATAGCCAATGAACCACGCGTGTTGACGCACTGCAACTCCATGGCATCTATCTGTTGCTTGAGGGTGATCTTGTTCATTATTTGCCAAAAAATGTTGGTTGGCCATAAAAACTTGCATCAAACAAATACCAGCAGCAATTGTCCTTGCCCGCCATGCTGGAACCCTCGATCCACTTGACACGGCCCACAGCCACAATCTCCTCGCACATCAATAGGAATGGGGCGGCTTGGCGGGTATGCATCCAATCAGCATCGAACAGAAGCCATGTTGGAGCCAGTGTAGCGCATCTTTGGATGATCTGATGCAAGGGTGGCCGGTCCCATGGGGGATTGGTAATGATTAGATCAGCGCCGTTAACATCGGACTTAGTGATCCATGAGGCGTCATGTTGACGGATACCTGGCGACCGCGGCTGGGCATCGAACTTGGATACGCAAGTATGGCCCAATGCCTCCAGATGACGGACCAGATGCCCTTCACCAGCACAAGGCTCACAAAACTTTACCTTACCGCTCAAGCGCGGGATTAGGGGCTTAACGGCCTCCATGGGGGTTGGATAAAAGTCCATGGTCTTGCGTTCAAATTCACTTCTCTTCCCCATTTGATTCCTCGTTTAATGCTTCGATAATCAGGGTACATTGTGGTCCAGACGGGACCCATCGTGCTTCAATCCACATACAGTTAGCATCGTTGCTAACCACACCAGCACTTTCCAAAACGTCACTAGCGGCCTTGAATAGGTTGTCTAAGTCCCTATGCCGTTTGTCAGGCTTCACGGCCAGCAGGGTTAACTTATACGGCCCTTCAATTTTTTGTTTTTTTGCCTGTATTGACACGGACCACAGAGCAGGATTCCTCCACTCTGTATATTTTAAGGATCGGTAAACCCGCCCTTTTCCGCTTGTCCGCCATAATCTGTTTACACTGGGCGGCAATGGCAGCACCATTTTTATCTGGGTCATTCTTTCTGGCCTTAGCTAACAGGTGGTAAATGACGGACTCAGGAACGCTAAAATTTTTGGATATATCATAGGTATCCCAGCCCTGTTTAAAATCTTTCAAAATTTCAAATGAAGTTGGGAGCCTAATCATTTTTATCCTCATCATACAAAAGGTAAATGTCTGGCCTAAGCTTATTTGGCGCTATGCCCGTAATAGCTGAAACCCTTGGGACATGCCATGCCGGAACCTGCTTCCAAATGGAGACAGCCTGGCGGGTAATACCCAAGCGCCGAGCAAGCCTGGACACGCCGCCAGCTTTCTCAAACACTTCTTTGAGGATCGGATCACGTTTATTCATTTCAACAACTTATAAATTTGTTAAAAAGTTGTCAATCAAAACTTGACAGGCTTCTGTGAAAATCATAAAACGAATTGTCCGATCACGGAGAAGCAAATGAAAAGAAGCCTTGCACCAGTCATATACAAGCTGGAGGAATATGAACCGAATGGAATGAATGGCATTATCATCTACTGTGCTGATTTGCATATAGAGCCTACTGAGGGTGGAGTTTACGTCGAAGACATATTCTTCCCCGACCAACCCAGTGAGACAGACCTGATCCCCAACGCCTTTATCAAGGCACTGATTATGTCTATCCACACAGACCCCAAGCTCATGGAAAAGTTATATGATGCTGCCCGTGAGCGTTTTGAGCAAACATTTGATGGCTACCGCTAAAGGAACTTACCAATGAAAATGTCTGAAACTATCGCAGAAATCGCAACCGCACTCTCCAAGGCACAGGGTCAGATTGACGCTGCCACCAAGGGATCGATCAATCCTCACTTTAAAAGCCGCTACGCTGATCTGAACGCCCTGCGTGAAGCTATCCGTGAGCCGCTTGCTGCCCATGACCTGTCTATTGTCCAACTGCCCCGCGTCGATGGCACTTCGGTGGAAGTCGAGACAATGCTGCTGCACAAGTCAGGGGAATACATCTCCGAGGTGCTGCGTATGCCATATGGCCAGAACAGCCCACAGGCAATCGGGTCGGCCCTGAGCTACTGTCGGCGCTATAGCCTATCCAGCATCCTTAATCTGGCGGCTGATGACGATGACGGGAATGCAGCTACTGCTGGTACATCAAAGAAGAAGAACGATTTGTTTGATGACGCCAAAGAGATTGCCGCCAAGGGGACCGTTGCCCTGACCGAATACTGGAAGTCCATATCTGCTGATGCCCGCAAGGCTTTCTCCAATGAAGAGATTGCCGAACTGAAGAAGATGGCTGATGCAGCTTCTAAGAAGGATGACAAGTGATGGAGCAACGCACTGACGAATGGCATCAGGCGCGACTAGGGAAGGTGACAGCTTCCCGCATCTCTGATGTCATGGCTAAGACCAAAACAGGATACGGGGCCAGCCGAGCAAACTATATGGCTGACCTGTTGGTAGAGCTGCTGAGTGGTAGACCGGGGGACTACTATCAAAATGCAGCTATGCAGTGGGGGACAGAGCAGGAGCCTAACGCTAGAGCCGCTTATGAAGTTAAGACCGGCTATATTGTTGAGGAAATCGGCTTTGTCCCCCATTGGAGCATTGGTATGTCTGGGGCCAGCCCAGACGGACTTATTGGCGATGATGGTCTTGTTGAGATTAAATGTCCCAATACATCTACGCATATTGATACTCTGTTGGGGCAAGAAGCTCCATCAAAGTATATCTTGCAAATGCAATGGCAGATGGCTTGCACAGATCGCCAGTGGTGTGACTTTGTATCCTATGATTCACGCTTACCTGAGAACATGCAGCTATATATTCAGCGTGTTATTCGTGATGATAAGTTGATCAAGGAGATGGAGCAGGAAGTTATCAAGTTCTTGGGTGAGCTTGATGAAAAGGTATCGCAACTCAAACATAAGTATGAGGTTTAAAATGGCATATGAGAAGAAACCGTTGACCGGATCTGCATGGCGGAATGAATCAGGTCAGGGAAAATCAGCTTTTAGCGGCACAATTAAGATGGATGATGGCACTGAATACTGGATCAATCTTTTTAACAACCAGACAAAAGAAGGTAAGGAATATTTTGGAATTACCTTAAATCCAAAAGGTTTCCGTGATTCAGCATCTGCCCAAGATCAGGTTCCACCTAAAGATGTTGGCGCTGCTGTAGATGACGAGGTTCCTTTTTGATGGAACAGAACATTCCACTATCTGAGCAGTTCCGCATCATAGCTAAGCGCTGGGTCGATGCCGATGCTGCTGCAAACATTCTGGAGGAAAGCAAATCTGCTTTCCTTTCGCAATTGATGGCCGCCATGGGTGATATGCCAGTGTCTAAAGCTGAAATGTCTGTAAAGGCTTCTGAAAAGTGGTCCACATATATTAACGAGATGGTTGAGGCGCGGAAAAAAGCTGCGCTTCTCAAGGTTCAACTTGAATACCTCAGGATGCGGTTCAATGAATGGCAATCTCATGAGGCTACTAAACGCGCAGAAATGAAACTATAGGAAAACAACATGAATGACCAATTAGACGATGAAACATATAACGAAGGTGAGTTGGGAGAAATATTCCAGTTAGCTGATTCAATCGCAACATTATGCGATGGAAAGAGGCATACCCTGATCATGGAGGCGTTAGTGGTAAACTTTACGTTTCATGTTTACAAACTTGACTCAAAAACTCGCCAAACTTGTCTTGATATTTTTACGAACAAAGTTCTACAATATTGTAACGAAAATGATTTGCGCGAAAATGATGAAGCGCTTCATTGAGGTGATTTGATGTCTATCGTTGTAAAACTAACCGATATTGAGATGTTAGTATGCCGAATGATTGGCAATATGAGAAGCATTTCAAGTCGTGCCAACAAAATCGGTGATCGCAAGATGGGCTGGCAACCCGGTTATGCGATAGATGAAGATGGCACAATCGGAGAATATGCTTTTTGCAAACACTTCAATATCTTTTTTGACCCTTC